GGAGTGGTCCTTTCACCCCGATGTTGCCTCACTTGGGCTTGTCTGGCAAGCGCAAATTTTCACTTACCTCATTCGCGATTTACCAGATCAGTGGGATCGTAGTCTGGATATTCTCGCTTCAGCCATCTATCAAATTCACCTTGGAAAACATACATATTCGCACCATTCTCCAGGTACGCTCTATAGAACGACACCGGATCAATCGGGACCGGAGCCATCCGAAGCATCTTTCGGAGCGCCGGATCCAAACGATCATACTCCGAAATGTCGAACCTCACGATATTTGTTGCGTCTTCCCCGGCATTCCCGCACCTCATTTGATCATCTCCCAACAAAGCCCAAGGGAGAGGATGTAGACATCAAAAGGATGATGCTCGTCCGGGAGCTCGTCAGCAAGTACCTTCGCAGCCTTCCTGAACTGATTCCACCCCGCCCTCGTCTTGGGCTCTTCCTCATACAACTGCAAATAGCGGACACCATCGTCCATGGTCTCCGGAGCCTTCTTCACAGTCGCACCAGCGGCCTTCCACGCGGCTCGTGCCGCAGATAGCTCTAATTCGTGCATGGAGCGCGCATCGCTTCTCACAAAAGGGGTATGGTCGTATTTTGTCCACTGTACCATGCCGACCGGCAAATGACAAGGTCGCTGTTTCACGCGTGATTGTGCGCCGCCTCTACTGACTCCATTGACTCTACGTTGTCTTTTGCATCCAGGTCTCTGTTCTATTTTATTATTTTGTGGGTGGGAGGATCTTCGTCAGTGGTTCTCCTATCCTTCGTTCTCTGGAGGAGGTCGTCTGTCCTTTGTCCTCGGTCCTCGGTCCTTTGTCGTCTGCTCTTGGTCATATGCTATCTTGCATGTGATCCCGTATGTCTGGCCGAGATGGATGGGCACGGGGCCTGCACCCCGCCCGACTGCCCCTGACCCGTCGGTGGGGTGGGGTGGCCGGTGGACAGCGCGCCACAGCCCTGTGGCGTGGCCTGTGGTGCCCTTGTGGCCGGTGGCAGGGGCTTGCCCTGCCCTTGCCCTGCCCTGCCCCTGTGGCGCGCCCTGTGGTGCCCCTGTGGCCTTGCCCTGCCCTGCCCTGCCCTGCCCCTGCCCCTGTGGCGTCCGGCAGGGTCGCACCTATGGCTGTCCCACTAGGGCAGGGTCCGCCGAGGACCGCTCCGCTGAGCGGACGGCTGAGGGGAGGCTACGTCCGCTCGCAATTAATTTGCCCCATTGGACATTTTGTTGTTGCGAGGTCGCTAGTGCAAATGTAAGGTAACTGCATGGCACGGGGGCTTGCTCCGGTGCCTAGCCCTTCCCACCCCTACGGGGGTCGGGCATATAGGGGCCACGGCTGGTAGGTCGGGTTCGCCCAAGCGCAAGTGTGGGCGGCAATGCAGGGCACGGTGGCACTTGGTCCGCTCCTGCAACCCGCTCTGGTTTCCAGCGTACACTCTGCCGTTGGGCAGCGTCCGCCAGTAGTGCGCCTCGCAAGGGCCGCTGTAACCACTACCGGGCCACGCTAAGTTCTGGGGCGGCAGGGGTAGCAAACACCAGCAAAACGCCAATCCTTTCCTACGCAAGTAACCTGTCCCTATTGGGTCGGGTTGTTTGCCCTTAGCCGTGCCCTCCTTGGGCACGGTCTTGGGCAACCAATCCCGGTTGCGCTTTATGGGAAAGTTAAAACTATGGCAAACGCAAACACCACCCGCAAGAACACCACCCGCAAGAATGCAGCTGCTAAGGACGCCGCTGTGGTGGAAACTCCGGCCGTGGAAACTCCGGAAACCCCGGAAGTTCCCGAGGCGGAAGTTCTTGGGCCGACCAAGGCGGAAATCGAGTTCGCGGAATTCCAGGCCAACGAGGCCAAGATCCGCAACTGCGCAGCCGCTCACGTCGCCAAGGCCAAGCCGCAACGGAAAATGCTCCGCGTGATCACCAAGATCAACGAGCATCCCGGCAAGGCCCTGCGTATCCGCCGGTTCCACCTGTATCGTGAGGGCATGACCCTTCAGGATTGCAAGCTGACCGGCGGTCTGGATCACCTGGACGTGCTGTTCTACGTGGACCACGGCCTCATGGAACTCCGTGAGGCAACCGACGAAGAGTTCAAAGCGGCTGAGGACGCTTGGCTCAAGGCGAAAGCCGCCAAGGCTGAGCCCAAGGAGGAAGCTAAGGCCTCCTGAGCATACTGGTGCGGAGCCTGGAAACAGGCTCCCATCCAGTGCGCTTATGCACTACACCAGAAAGGAATATACTATGGCACAGTATGAAATCGACCTCATCAATGAGTTCCTCGCCAATGGTGGTCAGGTCACCAAGTGTCCTCCGGCGCTTGCCAAGGGCAACGAGGCAAGCATCGGAACGCGACTGGAAGTCGCTCGCCAGCGGAAGGAGTTCAAGAAACAGTGAGTCTAGCGGTGACCAGCCTGTCTCCAGGCTGGCATCCGGTGGACTTCCCCACCATTCGAAAGGAAAGTACTATGGCAATCGCGAAATCCGCTCCCAAGACCCGCCGCTCCGTTGACCTCGTTCTGGAGGACAACGCCATGCCGAAGAGCACTCCCCATGTCGTCATCGACTTCGAGGAACTCAATCGTCTGGGCCTGCGCGTCATCCAGGATTCCGGCCGCATCGTCGTCGTGCATGATCCCATGCATGACTCGGCCAATCTTCTGGACCTGGAGCCGTTCCACCAGATCAAGGACACCTTGTATCTGTCGGACGGCGACTTCGAGGAACTCGTGGACAAGGCAATCCAGCTGTCGCTCATGGCGCGCATTCGTCAGGCGGTCAACAACGCCGGATAATCGGCATGGGTTCGTTTCTAACTATCCTAGGCATAGCGTTCATCGTCCTCACGATATACCATGCCTTCAAGTAAGTCTAGCGGTGACCAGCCTCTCCGGAGGCTGGCATCCGGTGGACTTCACCACCAAGGAGAGAACTATGGCAACACCTCCCGTATCGCCGATCGTCGCTCAGGCTATGCTCTGCGCCAATTCGTTCCGGCCGATTTACCTGTGTGGCTGGACGCTGACCCTGGAAGCCGACCCCGGTCTTCAGGCGGCTCCGGTCTTCAAATCACCGGGAAGCAACTACTACGACTTCTGTGCCAGTGGCTACGAGGGTGACCCGATCACCGAAGAATGCCACTGGGTCAATCGTTAAGGAGAGAACTATGGCACACGATATCGCACCTCTGTCCACGATCCCTTTCTGCTGTGATAGCGCAGCTGAGATGGTCGTTCTGACCGAATCGCTGAAGCGGGTCATCACACCGACCCGTGGAGATTTCCTTGAGATCAAGAACACGGTCGCCCCTCGCTGGATCCAGCATGAGGACAAGCCGTGGGAGACGGTCTACGACCAGACCTGGACCATCATCGTTCATACCGGAAACATTCGGGGTATGACGAGGGATCTGGAAGAAGAGCGCATCTTCTGAGAACCACAAGCCCAAGAAAATGAGCCCGCCTGTCTTCGGACATGGCGGGCTTTTTTTGTGGACAAAGAGGAGGGATCTGGAAGAAAGATATTCAGTCGTCCGTCTTGTGGTCTCGGAGCATCTCCGGTGTTACGCCGCCTCGGATCGGCTTATGATTGGAGATTCGATCGGTCGGAGTTTCCGGCTCCACTTCTTGGGCTTTGCCCTCAATCGTCTCTCCATCGCCGTATTTGGATTCCCAGTCGTCAATGGAGTTCAGCCCAGAAGGAGCGACCAGCACGCCGCCGCTCACGTTCATAGCAACCTCTCGCTTATCGCGATATCCTTCCTCCACGCGGCGGGCTTCTGCCAGAACGATATTCGGCATGAACACCTGCTCTTCCGAGATCAGCGCGCCCTGACGATCATAGCTCTTCCGCACCGTGCCATTGAGCGCCAGATTCTGAACATGCGCGACGACCTTGTCGCGATATTCTTCTTCCGCCTCCAGGCAGGCTTCGGCGAACTCCTTATTCTTCGTGATCACCCGGCGGACGGCGGATGCAGAAACTCCGGCAGCGGCAGCGGCCTTCTTCATCATCCCGTGTTCGCGGTAGTTGTCCAGGAAGACATCCCAGAGGTCAGGCGTGAACGTGCCGTTGACCGAACGGATCCGAACTTCTTTCGTTCCATCGCGGAGCGTGACCTCCTCGGCGATGAATCGGTTGCTCTTGAATCCATTCTGAGGCTTGGACGGATCTCTGTGATATTTCCGCGTATTTTCTGTCATGGTCAGCTGCTCCATTGCGCCGGCTCGCGAGCCTAAGATTCTATTTCGCCCGTGTATCGTAGCCCATCTCAGAAGCCCAATGCAAGCGCGAATATCTAAGTAGAGTCAGCTGTGATCTTATGCTTCCAAACTGACACGGAAAAAGCGCAGCGAAACCAACAGTTTATATTCTTTTATTTTATATTAATAATAATAATAAATAAATAACACTACTACTTGCCGCCACGGCTTTCCAGCAGGGCCTCCCTCTCTTCTGGGCACCCGGCAGCCGCCAGAGAAACGCGACAAACGACCGCCGCCCGCGCGCCCTGAGCAACTTGCGGCTGGTGGTGTTACTACCCCATACGCCCTATTAACGTGACACAAGTTAATGAAATCAAGCACTTGCGGAGCGTCCGATGATTTAGTATAGTTAGTTCAACAAATGCCGTTTTTCTTTAACTAACACAGGATGCAACCTGAAGATGTACCATACTCCAAAAATGGATGGCGAAGTCCGGCTCTACTATAGAGAAACGTTCAAATGGCCGATGCCAAAATATGACCCCTGCACCGAGACGAATATCCTTATAGTGGCGAGACTGTGGCGGTGGTTCAGAGCCCAAGAGTCAGGTCCAGGCTCCGTTGACAAGGACGATCTCATGGGGACACTCTTCCGTGATGCTCCGCACGTGACGAAACATTCGGTCGGCAGAGCTCTTGGAAAGGCTGTCCCGTATAAGATGAGCTTCCAGGAGAATCCAAGGCCCTCCAACAATTTCACAGGATCGATGCACTGGCGCTGGCGTTCGCCTAAAGACCCGCAGTACGGACTGGAACATCTTATGGTGAGCTCGTGGATGACCTGCGCCTTGAAGGAGTGGGACGAGGAGCTCACGGAGGCCAGTTACAGGGAGGAGTTTGAAATTCTCAGGGACATGACCAGTGAGGATGAACAACAGTTCATTGAAGAGTTCAGTCGAAAAAGAATGTGGCGCTGGATGTGAATCGTCCGGGGGACCCTCTTCCTTCAGGAAGGGGTGCCCCGGAACACTACCCGACGAGCCGGGAC